CAACTTCATCAGCCATAACACCGCGCTGGCGCTCGCCGCCAATATCGTATTCATATACGCCAATGCCAAGCGGATGAGTTCCAATACGAACAATGTTCGATTTGAGGCGACGATCAGAAAGCATTGCCCCTGCTCCAATCAAGCTACTGCCAAGCCCAAATAATCCGCTGGTAGTCGCATTGTTACTAGCAACTTTCGCGTTATATTGGTCAAGTCCAGCCTGATACTGATTCTGAGCAGCGCCATACAGGTTAGGGGCCGTCTGCGTAGCGCCCTGATAGCCTTGGAACTGCGGAACAGTAACTTGCGACGCACCCATAAGGCCGGTGATCTCGTTAAGCGGCTGATTACGCAGGGCAAGCTGCTGTTGAAGCGCCTGATTGGCTGCGGTATTGCCAAACTGAGCAGATTGCAAAGCCTGATTGTAGGCTTGCTGCTGCGCTTGATTAGCAAATTGGGCATTTTGAAGGGCGGCGGCATTGTTAAACTGCCCTTGCTGAAGCGCCGCATTTTGATTCTGCGCGAGAGCCTGATTATAAAGGCCCTGGACGCCCATTTGCTGTGCGTAATCCTGCTGCTGGGCAGTATTGGCAAAGTTGCCAAGGTTCAGTTGCTCGTTAAGCCCCTGTTGGCGAGCCGCCATATCAAGGTTGATTCCCTGAAGGGCCGCTTGCGTCACAAGATCGTTATACCGCTGGCCCATGTCGGTTTGAGCATTGCGCCAGGCTTCGCTACCTGACGTGATGCCTTGATTTGCCAACACCTGGCGTTGCGCGGCTTCCTCACGTTGAAGCTGGGGGCCAAGGCGAGAAAGCAGGGCTTCTTGTGCGGTCGTGCCAGCACTAATAGGCATGGCGGCAAGGCCGGATACGTCAATGGCATTCTGGATGTTGCCGCGATTGATGTCGGACTTTGCTAGTCCGTATTTTTCAAGATCAATATTCGACAGACCGGCAGACCTGTTTACAGGACCGCTATCAGCCAAAGAGGTCTGAATTTCCGGTCCCTTATATTGAAAAGGCGTCGCAAGAATATTTTGCGCTTGCCCAATGCCCTGCTGTCCAAGGTTGGCAAGGGCAAGGTCAACCTTTTGCTGCGCTTCAACGGTTTTTTGCGCTTCAGGCGTCAAATACTGCGTGACGGTCGGAGTATTTGCATCCGAAACAAACTGAGAGATTTCAGGCTTTGGTGAAGAAAGCCCTTGGGAAGCATACCAATCCTTGTTTTTTTCCCAATTTGCGATTGCTTGTTGATAAGCGGCATCATTGAAGCCACCGTATTGAACGGTTTGGCCTCCAAATGGGGTGACAACATTTGGATTTTGCATTTTGGCCGTTGCTTGTGCGGCCTGGTTATTCAGATTGGCCTGCTGGATAGCAAGCGCAGAGTAATCAGGTGCTGCGGGAGCCTTGGCGGATCTTTTGCCCATATCGGTGTCCTAAAAAGCGGCACGATTCCCGCGCCATAGTGAAAAAGATAATGTCCCCGTTAGGATTGCCGTCCTTTATACGGCATTCCTCCGTGAACCCCATGTTCTCCACCAACCTGATTGCATTCGGATTTCCGCTGGCAACCGGCGCAATGATCTTGTGGACATCGCAGACCCGAAATGGATAATCAAAAATCGCTGCAATATAAGTCGGCGTTACTCGTCCTTTGATCGAAATGTGGCAAAAGATCGACTGACCGTTGTAATTCTCATAAATTACACCCGCGACGATCTTATCACCAATTTCCAGCCCAATAGCCTCAGACCGATCCTCGTCAAAAGACCCAAGGATCTGTTCAGCAACCCAATGGCCCACTTTGGGGCCGGTGGCTATATTCCAGCCCATCCCAGTTGATACACCACGTCAGTCGAGGCCCATTGGATTTGTAGCTTTGAGGATGCGCTGTTAAAACGCAGTCCCCCGCAAAAACCGATTCCAGTAATACCTTGCCAGTTGGCATTCATGGCGAGATCGGACCCCCAGTTTGAAGCATCCCAAAGGCTGCTATCCCACAATCCGACAGTACTGCTTGAATAACTAAGGGTTCCGATTGTTTGGCTAGTATTGAAATCAATGTTCATGCCTACGGTAATTGTAGGCTCTCCATTGCTAAAAATGGACGGGCGAGCGCGTGTAAAGTACTTCTTTACGCCGCGTGACCCAAAATAGTTGAATGCTTGAAGGGCGGTCGCCGTGATATTTGATGTGTGGTCGGTGTAACCGGTATCGCCCGTAGTCCAGGCTTTGCCGACATACCCATCGCCACCAAAGTAGGGATTGTCTTTGTACATTTCCCAGCAGTTAGCGTTCCAGCCGGTGAACTGACACCAGCTAGTTGTGATCGTGTTCATCACATACTGCTGTTGTTGCCCTTCCGCAACAGGAATGTTGATCCAGACCGCATTATTTTTGGCGCTGTAGGTGATCTGCCAGCCGACAGCGGCATGGTTGCCCCCATAGAGGTTGGTTGCCTCTGTAATAGCGCCCTGAATCTTGTTAGAGAGCGCCACACGCGGGTCTAGACGGCTACTCTGGAGACTCTGCGCCAGCGGCAGGAGGCCATCGTAAGTCAAAATTAGAAGGTCTCCAGCCCATTTGAGCATACAGCGGTTACCAATGGGGCTACCCAGCTTCCAGACGCCAGAAAGCGCCCAGGTTGCGGCAGACGCGGGATCTGTTCCACGGTAAACAATCACTTCGCCGTTCGACGTGATGAAAACGAGGTTGTCATCGACGCCATAACCGGCGTCCAGCGTCCAAGTGTCCAGATCGACTAAGTGACCGCCGTATTTGGCGACCGAGGACAGATCCAGATATTCAGCCGTACCGCCAATGCTCAAAGTCGGCAGATACCACGCCCGAAGCGTGTCCTTTTCAATGAACCAAAGTCGGTTTTTGAAAAGAGTGACATTGGAAAGGGCGCTGGACAAAACTCCCGTAATGGCAGGAGTTGTCCACGTTGTGCCGTTATAAAGTTTCGCCGTATCTACACCATTGACGCAAATTAGGAACGACCCGCCAGGGGTCGAAATGTTCGTGTATTCCCAAATGGCGTTAGACAGGCCAGAGACCACAGCCGCGCCGACAGCGCCAGCGGTAGTCACGTCATAAAATCCGGTTCCAGAGGCCGCGAACAGTTTATCCGTCGCACCTCCAGAATACGCCATCAAAGTGTTGACGTATCCCGGCAATCCGGTCGCGTGTTTCTCATAACCGCCACGCAAAACAACATTATTTACCGTCGGAAAGAGGTTGACTAACTCAACAGCATCCGAGGGGTCCATGTTGGCAATACTGTCTCGCGCATTCCAGCCGCCAATAGGCGACGGGAGCGACTCAACAGAATTGTTAGTCCGCTGTACGAGAGAATTCGGACGGACCATTTACTGCACTCCGTAGCCGGAGTCAGGAATGTTGTCGTAACCGATAAGAACCGTACCCGGTCGAGGCGCAAAGGACAGATTAGCCGCACTAGTATTCTGTGCAATGACGGTTTCGAGTTCCGTCAAATAGTTGCGATACATTGCGGTTGTATCAAAGCCCTTTGCTTCAAAATATTTCAGCTTGGTAAAGAGCACCATCAACCGGCTGGGATATATGCAAGTATCCGTATCAGCCGTAAAGCTATTCTTTACGCTTCCATCAGCGCCGATTGCCCAGCCCTGACTGCGGTATTCATAGGACAACAGTTCGTTCGTGGACGTACCAGGCCAAATCTGAAAAGTGTCGCCAAGCAAGCGCCAGCGAATACGCGGACCCGTCGAGATATAGCCTGAGAGCAGCCATTCCCATTGCTGGGCATCTTCAGGGCCGAGCAGTTCCCAACGCTTAGACTTATCCCACATCGTGCGCGGGACAATCGAATCGTAGTCCGTCGGAAGATCATATTTCACCTGCTGGAAATAGATCGTTCCGTTGACAGCGCCTTGCGTAAAGTCTTGGTTTACGGTCACCTGCGTCGGAGAATCAACACTTACGATATAAGTGGCGTTACCAATCCCCAGCCCCTGCACCTGATAGGCGTCGGAAAGCCCCGTGGTGCTAGGGACTGTGATGGTACGGGCAGAAGTTGTATACGTTCCCGTCGTAGTGACGTATTGCGTATAGAACTGATACTGCTTCGTAAGCTGCCGCCAATCACACTTACGCAGCAACTCGTACCCGCTGGCGTTCATCAGAGCAAGAATCTGAACAACGTCCTGGTTGGTGTTTCCAGCAACCGAGGCGGGAGTAGCAATGCCCAGTTCATTGGTGCATTGCTGAACAAGTTGCAGCATAGTGTTAGCCATTTATCATCCCTCTTGCTTTGGCGGTCGCCCCGGACCGCGCTTGGAGGCCGCAAGCAGATCCTTCATTTGCTCCTGAAGTTCCGCAAGCTGCTTCTTAGTTTCATCCAATTCAACCTGACTATCGGTGCGGTTCTTGCGAGCAAGGAACATCCGCGCCTTTTCGCGCAGACCCGTCGCACCCATGCCAAAACGCTGCAACTGAGCATCCGAGGCCGTGGCAAGCTGTTCGACGGACTGGAACTTGAGAATGTTCAGTTCCTCCATCTGGCCGCGATTGATTTCATCCGGCGCAGCCTGATGCCACTCAGAAAGAGGGGTTCCAATGACGCCGCCTTCCTGTGCCTTCATTTGGAAATAAAGCCATTGGCGCGGGAATCGCTCCTTGTGGTCTTCCCGAACCGGCTGTTCGACCACGTTGGTCTTGTCGCCAGGAACAATGATGCGAACGAACGGGACGCCCTTATAGCGCTCCTCCTCGCTCAAATAAAATTCAACGTGAAGCTGAGAATCGGCATTCGCAATATCGCTGTCGAGCATGATTTTATCCTGTGGGGATTGTAAAAATTACAGGTTGTTGACCTGTGTTGCGGTAACAATTACAGACGGAATTGCAGGCACCGGCGATGCGGCTGCATTGTGCAGTAGCCGAATCGTCGTATCATCAGTAGACCACATAATTCTAAAGTATTGTCCGGCGTCTAGCGACACCACCCAGTTCCACGCCGCAACAGTTCGCGCGGCGGTTCCCTGAACTGCAATCGTGCTGGCGCTATCGGCAACAGCGGTTCCGTTAATATCCAGCCAAATGTAAACATTTCCGGTCGCACCAGACGTTTTATCTAGCTGGGCCGAAAATTGAATGTTGTAAACGCCGTCATTTGCAACATAAACGCGAGATGTCGGACTTCCGACAGTAATACCGTTAGATTCAGCGGTATTACCCAAAGCCATCGCATAAGCCGTATTGATAGCGGCTGCGGTTTGAGTCGTGTTGTCGTAAAACGATCCATAATGGAGGATTGGTACGGCTGAATTAAAGCCTTGCAACCCCTGCCAGGAGGTTCGCGTGGGAGCGAAATAGATCGCTGAACAACCGACGTTAATAGTCGAGGGAACGCCACCGTCAATCGTTGTGGTGGATTCGTAAGGGTAAATCTTTAGCGCATTCGCGCCATTATTCGTAATGTAAATGACCTCGCCTTCTTCAGTTCTGGGCAGTTTTGCACCAGAACCGGCGGCGACGGTCGTAAAGACGTTATAGACGTAATTTATCTGATACGCGTCAGAACTCGTCGTTCCCGAGGCAGACAGACCAGTAGAACCGTTGCCGCAAATGGCGACGGTCATTAGTTGGGCTGCACCTGCCCCGAGAACGCGAGAGGGGATCGTCATTAGGCCGACAGGATGGAAACCCAAACAGTCGGAGAAATGCCGACGAACAGGCGGCGCTTCGTAGCCGCAATGCTCACCGAAGAAGCCCCGTCAATGGTCGCACCCGTCTGGGGATAGACCGTCAGCGAATTGGCACCGTC